CCTTAGTGTCTTACCAAGTCTCTGGGATTTTCCCACAGCGACGTTGCGGTTATCCTTTTTGAGCAAGGTGGATTCACCTCTCTCAAGAAGTCTTACTTTGATTGAATCAATTATTATTGATTTTTCATAGTCTTCATTGATTACTTTGCCGAACTCTAGGTTCTGTAGATTAATAAATCTTTCGCAATACTTAATCAAATATCTGGAATAACCATGTTTTCCATCGGAAATCATAGATCCAGCTTTAAGATGATTGTTTGTAATATTCTCTAAATACTCAAACGGTCCTCTGGCAAGATGGTCGTCTCCTCCAACGTGGAGGAAACGCCAACTTCTATTCGGAGAAGGATCATCCCTAAAAAGGAGATCCTCTCTTCCTTCGTACTGTAGGAACGATAGTTCTTCAACAGTAAGATTCAATAGGGCTAGTGATGGCTTTGCAATATGCTCACCCATCATTATACCTCGTTTAGTTATTAAAGACGAATCGTCCTTGAACAACATAAACCTAGGACCAATCAATTCAATTACATATTCTATGTAAGGACTGATCCTAATTCCAGCTCCCCTAAGAAATGAAATATTCATTCCCTTTGTGATCTGGTGTCCTTGTGCGTCCGTAGCATTACGGAGATCACTAGACAGTACAGCGTGTCCATCTGGGAGCTTTCCCATCTTGGCCAACTGTTGAGCCGCATCCCACGCCTGGTCTTGCCTTGCAAAACTAGCATAGGATGACGGATGATGCTTTAGTAACTCAATCATTAGATGAGCTAGTGGAGCTTGTAAAATGTTTAACCAGTATTCTGATACTGAAATCATTCTACACTTATCCCCCATTTCTGGGACCGATTCGGCCCTTATAAGTGGGATTCTATCTTTGGATTCAAGCCATGCAACATACATGATTTGTTTTCCAATTGTTTCATCAAGGCCGTGGTACCTTCCGGATAATCCGGTCGGTAACCCCTTCGTCACTTCGGAGAAGAGTTCCTTGTCATATAAATCGAGCTTTTCAGGATCTTTCCTGAAAGCGGTCTTCCAAAGCGGAACACCTTTTCGATGCACTACTTTACCAAAGATTGTATCTTCAATAAAGTCGTTCTGTTCATCAACTCCTAGAATTCTTTCTATTGCATCAGTAACAGCAGCAGCCTGTGCACCCTCCAATTTAGTGAATGTAAATTCACC